GTTAAAGTTTGACTTGGACCAGTCGTACCAGTATAAACCACAGATGCCGGTGATACATTAGCCATTCTTTTCTCCTTATGAAATACCTAGTTCATTTTCAAGTTTAGAAATAACATCATCAGACCTACCAATAAATTTAGACTCCTTTAAAATCTTTGCTTCCTGCCTATCTGCTTCTTCCTTAGCGGCTCGTCTCTTAGAGAATAATCCAGCAGATTGATTAAATGGTTTAACCTCGACAGGAGCTGCTTCGATAACTTTTGGATTAATAATGTTTAACAACGTGTCTGTTAAACGCTTTTTTTCTTCTCTCTCATAGTTTAACTGTTCTTTTAAAGTCTGACAAGATAAACAAATTTCATAATCTTTAATTCTTAACAAACGTAGAAGAAGTCTAATCATTTACTTATTATTTCCACATTGAAAACATTGCCAAATTTCAACATTCTTACTAATTTGAAACCACTTTCCAATTCTACGTTTTAAACACTTCCAGCATTTATGACGTTCTAATTTCATAATCTTACTCACTTTGTATTCTTACAATACTTGGTTTTAGACCAGCTCTTTCACAAAATCTAACAATATGATTCCATTCACTACTATAAGTACTATCTTTCTTTTGTTCCTTTATTACCATGCGTCTAGCTAACATATAACAATCTTCTAAAGCTAAACGATACTCATCTAACTGAGTTTTCTCAGCCATTTTAATGAGTTCTCATCCTAGCAAATCTTGACCTTCTTGAAACAGGAATACAATCATTGAGGCTTTCTTGATTTTGCTTCTCAATAAACTCCATCTGCCTATAAAAACTTGTCATGTCTTGATCTGATTCTTTCTTTTGAATAATGGCTTGAATTTTAGTCATTCTATCTAGATGATCTGATTCTCCCATGAGAAGTCTTTTAGCTGTCTTACAGAAATAACGGAAATTATCTATTGGATCATCTCCATCAAACTCAGCAATATCTTCAATCTTTTTTTCATCATAGATACAATTGGGAATAGTTTCAATCAGTACTTTACAAGTATCAAAGATTTGTACAATCGGAAGATTACTTTCTGGAGCTTCATCGTAGAATTGTTGTTTATAATGTTCTAGAGCCGCTGGACCATAATTTCTGTAAATTTCTTGAGCTTTAACTAAATCATAAAACTGTTCTTTTGATTTAAGATTAATCTTATTCTCAAATCTAAGAAAGTCATGAATTAGTTGAAGACCAATTACTCGACTTCCTGGAGTATTCTCTGAGCTATGAGCGGCTAGTCCTGAATATTTAGTAAACTGTTCTGCAATAGTATCTGTTCCTCTATCTTGCCATGCAGAACCACAAAGAGTAGCAGATTCTATTCCTTCATTTGACTCATTATTAATATCCCTAATTTCACTTGCCCAAGAATAGATATCTTTGTTCTTCCAAGTCATTTCTCGATAAGCATAAACTCGTCTATCAGGACTAATTGCTCCCCAAAGACAATGACATAAAGCTCTTTTTCCCCAATCAATCGTAATAAACTTAGGCCAATAGGACGGAATAGTAAACGGCTCGATGACATGCAAAGCATTAGAAGGTTCATTAGGAAATCTAATAGGTCGAAAAGTAGTAAAGACGGAACCTTTAAATGCGTTCCAGTCGCCGTATTTCTTAGCACGTTTCTCTGCTTCAGGAAGCATTTCAAGCTTCTGAAGATACAATGGATCATATTCCATTCCTTGTGTATTATCTTGTGCAAAAGCTGGAATGAAAATACGATAAAGTCCTGTGTTTACATCTTTAATTAATTTATATCCTGTTTCACAAGGCTTAACAAATCTATTATAAACAAAAGTTTGTCCTACTCCGCCAGGATTAGTTCCAGAACGGGCAATAGCAATATTGAATGAAGAAGAAGGTCTAACTCGCGAACCTACAAGATAAATATATTGATCTTCTGTGAATGAAGTTAATTCATCAAAACAAGCATAGTTATATTGAGAAGAGTCATACTGTCTTACATCAGAAGAATGTTGAATATGACCAAAGTCCATATATGAACCATACTCAGGCCATTCCCAAACATGCTTTTGTTCATTATACTTTCCACCTGTCTTAGGATAATATTCTTTAGAGAGACGAATATTTTCTCTTTCTAAGTCTGTAAACTTCCTTCTTAAAATAATTCCTTTAAACCCACGAAATTTATAAAATCCTCTTATAATTGGAAATAAAGTTAAAAGAAAACTCTTTCCACTATAAGCACTTCCACCATATAAAGCTTCAAAAACAGAATCTGGAATAGATAAAAGATCCTCTTGCCTAAGATTAGGCCTAATCTCTTTTATGAATTCATTTCCGGGATCAAATACTTGAACAGAAGACAAGAATAAATCCTATTCTGCTCTAAGATTTACAGGAACGGCCGGAAGATTTGGGAAAGGGTAGTTCGCTGATTTCGCCGATTCTCCTATTGTATTACTAGCAGTAAGTCTAATTCCATTACCTACAAAAACGGCAGGTGCTGTAATAGAGCAAGAGAATATTCCAGTCGTTGTAGTAACAACGCAAACTACATTAGTTAATACTATACCAGTTGTAGAAGCTCCAACATAAGCTTTATATGTATAAGAACTAGCTTCAACAAGTGATGGAGCCGCTTCATCCCAAGCTAATTTAGCTGTTTGAGCTGAAAGAACTAGTGGACACAAAAGAATGATTAAAACAAGAATCTTTTTCACTTTTCTACTCCATTTGTTTTAGTCATATGATACCCACCTTGCTGAATTGCATATGAAAAGATCCAAGTTTTAGCTGCATTCCAAACCGCAGAGAAAGTTAATCCTGAAATTGCAAGATTAAGTACTCCATCTGGAGTATATGAGTAAGTATAACTAATTCCAATTGCTGAAATAGTTGCAAAGAAAATAGCCGCTAAGCGATTAAGCTTAGTTGTCTGAGCCGTTAACAACGGAAACCAAGTAGACTTCTTCAAAAAAGAAATAATCTGATTAGATAAAGCTGCATAGACTACATGATTTGCGATGATTTGGCTGTCGTAGTAAACCACTCTTCTTCTCCTATGGAGCTGGAATAAATATAATTCTCATCTCTTTAATAGTAATAGCAGCCGCATTACCCGTTCCATCTTTAGCTTCACAAAGAATATTATTAGCTCCTGTCAAAGTTAAAGCAGAAGAAGACCAGGCAGCATGTGATCTAGAAGTTCCATTAGAAAATTGTGACCATGCTTGAATTGATACATTTCCAGAAGATACTTTTGTAGCTAATGAGTGAGCAAGAATACTTACACTAGCAGTAGTAGAAGCATCTGTTAGAAGCGTTACTCCTTCAGTAAATCCGCCAGCAGCAGTCCAAGCAGTATAACCGATATTACATATCCAAGTTTTAGTGCTAACTGCCGCACTAAGCAATGCATAAAAATCTACTTGAATTACATCACCAGTAGAATTAAGAGTATTTGCCGGAAGTGAATATGCAGTGCTACTAATAAAATTGGTATCCGCAGTATTAGCTGTATTTACAAATTGATAGTAAATAGCTCCTGAAGATTTATATTGCTGTGTTCCAGAACCAGCCGTTAAGAACGGAACTACAAGAAGATTACCGTTAGAATCCGTTTTTAATCTAGTATTACTAAATACTCCCGGTTGACTAATTGGTGATGTCTGAGCGGCTGTTGCTACAAGTAAAGAACTATTAGCATCAGTCTTTACTTGTATTTGATTTGGAGTTCCTGAAGTTTGAGCCAAAATAAGAATAGTAAATAAAACTAAAAATATTAAAATTGAAAATAAAAATGTTTTAAGTTTCATTGAAATCCTCTAAAGCTTTGTCATTGTAAATGATGACAATAGATAAGTTGAATTAATTATCATTAATTGAGTAGTTATTGGAGTAATAAATCCCGAAATTAAACTTCTAGTCCAAGAATCATTATTAGCTATTAGCATATTAATATCCGAATCTTCCTCTTGATTCAAAACTCGAATCTTCCATATACGACCATCAACAAATTCTAACTTAAATATTTCATTATTCATCGTTACTTTTAACAAATTAACTTGAGCATGTAGATTAAGAATTTTTTGAATTAATGCTATAGCATCAGAACTTACTATAGAAAGATCTAATGCTGTTTTGAATTCAACTGACCAGCTTCCATTAACTATAGAAAGTGTAAACATTATGGTGCTCCAGTATAATTTACTGTGACAGTTCCTCCTCCAGTAATATCTGTAGAAACTCTAGCTCTAATAAAATTAAATATTCCTTCAAAATTAATTACTATATCAGAAGCGTCAACTACTGTTACTGGTCCACCACCAATAGGAGCCCAAGTCCCAGAATAATCATATTCATTAGCTGTTTCAATTTGAACTGCTCCAGCAGAAACAGTAGCAATACCTTTAATAATAATTGTATGATGTCTAAAAGAAGAAGGAATAGCTAAAACATTTCCATTACCTGTAGTTGCAAGAGATTGCAAATCATATTGAACACCACGCATAGCAGCAGCAGCAGGTTCAGGCATTAGAATTTAATCCTTTGTTTCATTTGAATAATGACCCATAAGTTGCGATAGTTCTCTAGCTAACTTATATAACATTTCATCATGCTTATCAAGACGATGTCCGAAAGAAGTAATATCTCTTTTAATGAACCATCCAACAATAGTAATTAAAACTAGTAGAACAGATATAATTATTTGACCAGTGTCAATGTTTGGAGTAATCATTCAGTTAACTTAAGAAGCCTATCATTTGTTTTGATAGCTTCATTATAAGAAACTTCAAAATCTGAGGTTATTTCTTCAATTGTTAGAATATCATTTCTGTGTCTATATTCATTAATCTTATTCAAAGTAAAATTAGCAATAAAAGCAATCAGTTCTGGACTCATTCTTTTATTTCTTCAATAACTAGCCGAGCGGCTGAGATATAAGGTAAGAATTTGGATAGTTCACCTGTAGAACCTATCTGAATTGCAATTGTATCTAGAGCTACGATAGCGGCTCGTTTAGCTCCACTAGGAATTTCATGAATAGTATTAAAAGCTATTCGTAATGCTTGTGCAACGTAGCGAGTATTTTCTCGGCTTATGTTTCCATTCTTATAAGCCGCTTCGACTACATCTTGAAAATCAGAAAGAGCTTTAATATATTGTCTTGCAACAAACTTAGAATGGACTTCTGGTGAAACATTAGCTGGTTCTTTTCCAGCACAAGAAGATATAATAAGAAGAATAATAATTAAAAGAGGAACTCTAATTTTTCTAATCTTATTCAAAGAACTGCTCCTTCGACTGTTTCATAGTCAGAAATTTTCTTCTGGGCTGGCATATAATAATGATAGTGAACTTCTTTATCTTTATTATTCTTTGAGCTTTCTGATCTTTCTCGCCTAATAGATTCAACTACTTTGGATGCAGCGGCTATTACTGAAGGAAGTTTATCTGCTCGAATATCATCTAATTTCTCTCCGAGCATCTTTGTACTTCGATTAAGCACGTCAAGAGCCGAATCATGAGCAAGTCCGAGTTTGACTTGGCTATCATGATTTTCAATTAGATTATCTAGAGTGGTAGTTTGTAGAGGAATTGGGTTTGGGGCAGCGGCAGGAGTATCTATTTTAATCTTTTCTAAAAAATTAATTTTTTCAAAAGGATTAACTAATTTAATTTCTTCTACCTTATTTAAACCAAATAAACTCATAGCATTATTTTTACTCTTCATTCGATTAATCAAGTTCCCACTTGAATTTAATCTTGCTTCAGCTTCTTTATTAGATAGTATCATTAACCTATACCTCGCCCTAAGTGCTCTAGTATAGCAGGTTCTTCCTTACCTTGTCAAGCATACCTTAAGTCTAATACCTTCAGAGACTTAGCTAGGTTTTACTTAGACTACGAAACGAAACTTTCGGAAGATGAAGACTTCGATTTTTTATTTTTTATTTTTGAATTGAGTTTATAAATTATAAACTTTAGGGTGAGTTTATATAAATATTATATTAGAGTGAGTTGAATAGTCCGCACCGTTAGACCTCTAACATCCATACAGCATATAGGGGGTATAGGGGATGGATCATACTATATGTTGGGGTATTGACAAGGATGATATGATTTAATTAAGGAGAACAGAACAGATGAACAAGAACACTCTACTTACTCGCCTTGCCGCTATCATTACCGCACTTGATGAGCTTAGTGGCTCGCCTGAATCAATGCTATATATCTTCTGCGAGATGGATATGAGCGATTACCAGACTATTCGCCATGTTCTAGTGCGAGCAGGCTACGTGAAGATTAGCGGCAATTACGTCACACTTACGGAGCTAGGAAAGAGTAAGGCAAAGGAATTAAACAAGGTAATCTCGAAGTAGAAAAATAGCCTAGCTCAGTAAAGCGTCCCTTACCAAGCTAGACTATCTAATCTAGAGGATTACTTGCTAATCCTTCTGATTTATACTTACTTGGCCTTCTGACTCGCAACGATTCCTGGCTTAATCAAAGCAACGGCATCCTCGATTGAAACGTTCGCATTTGCGGCATATTGTCGAACAACAGTTCGGAAAGCCTTCTGAACATCGTCAGGCCAGCTTGCATCCACAAACTCAGCAACAGGGTCAGAGGCTGTCGTATAGGAAGAGAGATTGAATCCGTCAATCATGAATCCCATCAAGGTCGGCTCGTCTTGAACCTTGGTGATATCCATGAATTCCGTAATGGTCTTCGGAAGTGTATCAGGTTGCTTCTCG